ATGCTCGGATCACAGTTATTGAGGATAAGTTGAGTGAATTGTCGGTTCCACTTGATATTGCTTCTGATATAATCGAAAAGGTCGGGTTGCTTGAAAAGGGATTGTTTAATACGCGTAGTTTTCTCGATATGATTAACGAGCGGCTGTCTATGTTGGAGAGTATGGATTTTATGTTGATGGACGATAGTAAGGATTAATTAGCAAAAGGGAGACGGAGATGCAAAACATGGCACATCCGTATTGGTTTTGTTTTTTTGGTGGGTTCGTAGTTGGTATTGGTTGGGCGATATTTACTATTGAAAAGTATTATGCTGAAGTCCTTGAAAAGAATTGCGAGTCATACCGGAGTCAATATCAAGAGATACTAAAACAGAACGGAATTAAACTTGGTTAGTCAGGCCGCTACAGTTAAACAGTTGATGCAATCAATCCCATCTGATCCTATACCGATCATGAGGAGGATTCTGGCTGAGAAGTCCCTGAAACAGTTTATTCGGCAGGCGTGGCCGGTAGTCGAGCAAAAGAAAAAACTTATTTGGAACTGGCACCTTGATGTTATTTGTCAACATCTTGAAGCAGTGACCAATACATATGTGATAGGGTCCGGCTTGCATAATAGAACAGTAAATGGTTTTACATATACGGCCGATTTATCACTGCCCCCGATAAACTATTTGTGGATCAATATGCCTCCGAGGCATATGAAGTCTTTAATAGTTTCTGTTTTCTGGCCCTGCTGGGAATGGGGCCCGAAGAATTTAACAGAGGCAAGGTATCTTTGTTTATCATATGCCCAGCCATTGTCGACTAGAGACAGTTTAAAACGCCGCCGCATTATGGAATCAAGATGGTATCAGGATAATTGGGGTGATCGTTTTTCTCTGGTATCGGATCAGAACGCGAAGACTCGATATGATAATGACCATACTGGCTATATGATATCAACGTCCATTCTCGGTATCGGAACCGGTGAGGGTGGGTCAAGGGTAATTATCGATGATGCTCATAACGTAAATGAAGTTGAATCGGAAGTGAAACGGCAGAGAACGATCGATGCGTGGGATGACGCCCTGTCTACGCGTGTTGATGACGATAGCGTAGGTGCTTATATAGGAGTCATGCAAAGGACCCATCATAAGGATCTCACGGGGCATTTGGTCGAGAAGTATAAAAGGCATGAGATTGAACAATTTACTCATCTTTGTTTGCCCGCAAGATACGAACTTAATCATCCCTTTCCCACAACGACTCCACTACCATTTAAAGACCCGAGGACAGTTGAGGGTGAGCCCCTTGATAAGAATAGATGGCCAGAAGAAAAACTTCGTATCAGGGAGGGCAGGATGACCGCTTGGGCAAAGGCGGGTCAGCTTCAACAGAGACCAGCTCCGAAGGGTGGTTCATTAGTTAAGGTTGGGAATATTAAAGTTGTCAAGAATTATAATCACCGTCAAGTTCTTAGCATGGTCAGATATTGGGACAAGGCCGCGACTGAAGATAAGTCAGCATCTAATACGGCAACTGTTTTATTGGCTCGGATGACGGACGATTGTGAGTACGCCGTTTTAATCTTGGATGCCTTCCAAGGGCAATGGGCTGTTGGATATAGGGACAAGAGGATGCGTCAGACGGCGGAGATGGATGGTATTGAAGTCGAGCAGGTGGTAGAGCAGGAGCCCGGGTCAGGTGGCAAGGAGAGTGCCCAGAGTTCGGTTAAGAAAATCTTTCTTGGTTATAGGGGGCATGCTGATAGGCCGACTGGAGCAAAAGAAGTTCGTATTGAACCTTTTGCGGCTCAAGTTGAAAATGATAATGTAGCGATGCTTGAGGGACCATGGAATAAGGAGTATCTCGAGTCAGTAGAAAACAGCACCCCGGGATCTGTTGGTGATTTATGTGATGCTACGAGCGGTTCTTTTAACTGGCTGTTTGGTCTGGCAGGGAAAAGAAAGAGCAAGATCAGAGTATCGGTGAGATGATTTGTAAGATCCTTGATACAATTTTATTTTGTGTTTGCGGATACATAAAACCCGACAGACAAATTGTATCTTATTTGGATGAATTAGAAAGAGCAATAAGGGATTTACACAATGCACTACCGGGGAATCGTTATTGGGGCGAGCAGTACAGGAGAGTAAAGATTGTCCGGCATTTTTTTCAATCTGGAAAAGGATGTGGGTGACAATATGCATAATGAAAATCAAGTTACTTATTGGCGATCCGATAAGTATCAATTTTCTGTATTGTATAAGGGCGTTGTAACGGAAATAAAAAGACATGACATTGGCTATGGTGACCTTGATAGATTGGACGGGACAATCCATGCCGCCATTGGTTGTAAACAAAAAAACAAAACATGCTTATCGGAGGATTAAATGAATCAGCATAAATACGAAACAGGCGGAGCAGCACTGGCATATACTTTTGCCCCTGAGAAATCAGTTCATATCAGAGAGGTCAGATTACATTTAAATGCAGTGGGTGGGGCCGCTGAATCTTTTACTATTAAAAGTGATAGTGCTCTTGGTGCCGCATATGATGTTCAGCATGCTTCTCAGGATATGAACGCGCTGACCGATTATATATTTAGACCGACCAATGGCTTTTTGTTTGTCGCTAAAGGTGATGAGCTGGATTTCGCATGGACTAATACTGGCGGCAAAACTTGGGGGTTGGAGATTGTTTACTCATGAAAAAACATACGAGATTATTGTTGCTCATACCATTCCTGTTCTTTATTGGGTGTGCTGGATTGGAAAACCCATTCTTCGGGGATAGGTATGTGCAGATAGAAAAGAGTGGCGCGAAAGATGTTGATCTCGATGACAATGGCGCTATGGATCAGGCTTTTGGAGGTACTAATGCATCGAGTGCCGCTGCCGCCAGAACACTGTTGGGATTGGCCATTGGGTCAGATATTCAACAATGGGACGCCGATCTTGATATTTATGCTTCTATAAGTCCAAGCTCCGATATTCAGGCGCTTATGGGGGCTGCTTCTACGGCAAGTTTTTTAAGTATTCTTGGAGCAGAACCAGCGGATGTAACTATCCTTAAGCAGTCTGACGTTGACGATACACCGGCCAATGGCGTGACGGGTTCTCCAGTGTCTTCTAACTGGGCATATGATGCCGCTGTATTGATAGCGGCAAATGATACTGAAAAGGCCGATAAAGCTGGTGCTGTTTATACCGGAATTCATGATGCTGGTGGTGCGACAAGTTGGGAGATTCCTAATGGTGAGAATCCATCCGTAACTGTAGCGGGTCAAATATCAAATGATACAGATGGTGCGAATGTAATTTATGATTTAATTGAAGACAATATCGTTCGCGCTTATACTGATCCCACTGTCACCGGTGTTTCTCAATATCCTGTTACTGCTTTGTTTAACCATTTCGATCTTACTTTCTCAACATCCGGTGTAGAGTCCCTATGGCAACCTTGGCGGAACAGAAGTGGAATGGACGCCCATATTGTTAGAATTGGCATTCGTACCGACGACAATGGATTAGTTGTTGATGTGGATGAATATACCGGCTTCACAAGTACTACAATATTAAATCAGGTGGTAAACGCCGACATCACCTGTGACGCAGCTGGGACTAACATTTATACAAAAGCGGTGGAATATGATGACATTGATCATCCAGTAATTGAATCGGGTCATGGATTAAGTTTTGACTTTGACGGCGCAGCTTCCGGAACCATTGAAATAACGGTGATATATGATGCAGCAGTTAACTAAACTTTTAGTAATTATATCTGCCATTTGTTGTTTGGCTTATGGCTATGGGACCAATATGATCGTGGCCGGCGGTGGTGGCGGAACTCAAGGCTTAACTCCATCTGAGACATGCACATCCTTTGCGGACGAAGTGTCTGTGGTGGCGTATTGGGATTTTGAGGATGCCAGTTGGGATGATGAAGAAGCGGCTTTATCTCTTACGCCGACTAATTCCCCTACATTTGATGTCGCCACTCCAATAGCAGATTTGTCGTCCGCCAGTTTTACTCTGGCTTCTAATCAGACTTTGTCGATTGCAAATGGAAGTTTACCTGCCGGTTTCCCAATGACGGGGACCGTGACTTCGTTTACTATACTTGGAAAATTCCGTACAGATTCAACGCCCGGCGCAGTTCAGATGATTCTTTCAA